TAGGGCTGACGATTGAAGAATATAACTGGTACGCAAATGAGGTGGCAAATTACCGACCTGAGCGCGATCCAGCATATGACCATGTGCCGCATGTGGTATGTGATCCAATAACAGTTGGTATTGTTACAACAGTAGTTGGCATTGGCGCTAGTGTTGCCGCATCAGCAATGGCACCAAAGCCAAAGCTGCCAAAACAGACTGATCCAGCTCAACAGCAGCAGCAAGAGCAGCGTGGTGCGGATGTAACAGGCGCTAGCGTCAGTGGTTCTAATCGTTTTGCCAATGTTGATGGCTTTACTTCAGTACAACCGCTTGCGCGACTTGGTGAGTCGATGCAATTGGTATTTGCTAATCGCCGTAACAACTACGGTGGCGTAAGAGTAGAAACAAAACTATTGTGGTCGCAATTATTAAGCCAAGGCGATGGGCAGGAACTGCTAGCAATATTCCTTGCTAATGGTGGAGAATTAGCATCACAACCAGATTTCGATGGCATGGGGATTGGCGATAGCTTGTTACGTGGCTATCAAGCAAGTAAATTAGCCATGTATTTTAGGAATGGCAACTCAGCTAATCGTATAAGTATTGCAGATAAAAAAGCAGGTGATTTAACTCCCCGCAACAATAGCGATGTATTTCTAGCAGAATTAAAAACTCTTAATAATATGCAACCAATATTTAGTGGGGTGCGCATACCGTCTACAATGTCGATATTTGGTATATCAGAGCCGTTACGCAATGGGCAGCATTGGCAATTACCCTTTAAACGAGTACGTGTAATTTATCCCCCTGAAGTTGTATTTCAATTTAATTTTGAACTTTGGGCTAGAGATCAACAAGAATACAATAAAAAAATTGAAACAGTCCGAGAAGCAGGGCGCGAACGGCAAAAAACATTATCTTTTTATGCGCCACGTACAGGTTTAATTGCTGCGCGAAATTCTGCTGGCACTTTACTTACTGGACCGGCAAACCAGCAAGTGCTTGATATTGATATTGCAGTAGACGATACAATTGAATTTCATGTATATGAAGGCAACTCACTTAATTTATTTGGCGATATAGGCAATCAAGATATAGCAGCAAAAGAAGATAGCATAAGAGAAGCTGTAGATGATGTTGTTATTGTAGGTGAAACGTATCTTGTTGCTGGCGTAGAAGCTGTTTGCGTAAAAGAAAGCACCAATAATTTATGGGACATAAAAACTAAAAAAATATTTACATTTAAAGCTACTCAAGCAGGCAAAACCCGCCTTACACACGAAGGCGTAGTAATAAATAATCCTTTAAACAACATTGAAGGTTTTAACCAGCTACTAAGCCAAACTAACCCATCATTTGGGCCTACCGTATGCAAGTTAGCTATTGCGCATTTTACTACAACAAGAAAATTAAATCAAGTAGAGATTGGCATTAAATCACAAGTATTCAAGCGTTTTGCCGGTATTGCAAATTTTGCTAGTATCCCTTCAGACGGCGTTTTGGATCGGATAGAACGTGGCGGCAATAATTTTAATGTTGGAAGTTACAGCGAATACGGGTTACGGTATTCATTTTTTAGAGTAGAAGTAAAAGAAAAAGGCGCTACTGATTGGCATAGGCTTGTGCGCGGCGGGGGCGGCATATTCTGCGTAAAAGGTCGTACACCTGTGAGTCAATTTAATTTTATACGTATAGCATTTCCAAATTCAAAAGATGCGCAATACGAGGTTAGGTTTAGACCGGTTGCAGGTGGAGCATATTTAGCGTATAACTTCCCCGCTGGCAACAATGTTTGTGTACTAGATGCGAGAACAGGCGGCCCTGAGGAATATTCAGTATCCACTCCTATAGGACCGTTTACCGTAGCATTTAAAGGTTACCTAGAGCGTGTAAATAATATAACGGCAACTAATGATGTTTTATTTTTAGGGGGCACACCACCAGGAGGTGGCGTATTAAGCCTTAATCCGCTTAGATTTGATTATAAGGAAGCAATTTCTGATCAAATATATGACCAAAATTTAGATGGGGGCAATGGCGGCTATGTTCCTACAAGCAAAATAATTGCTACTTCCCATGGATCTGGATCGGGTTTAACTGTCAGTGTACTTGCATTGCAAAGGCGGATTGCAACGCCTGTCGGTGAAGTTGTGACTGGTCTGCAAACTCGATGGTTGCATCAAGGAATTATGGGAGCAGGTATCCCTATGTTTGACGGTGAAGAGTTTACTGGTACAGTGCGGTTTAGGAAGGGGCCGTATTATGTTGATGTACGCTTTACTTTAAGAGCAAGAACATTCGCAGGCTACGGGCAAGATGTTGGTGGTACTGGTTACTTTGGTACGGGGTATGGTACTGCAGCGCCATTGCCTCCACCGAATGAACATAATAATAGTGAAGGTTGGCCGTACGATTTGCTGTGGACAAATTTAAACAGATTTCCATCGAAAGTGCTTATAACTGATTTTAATGGTTTTAGTTTAGATGACGAAGGTAACCCGTATTTTGAACCTAGTGCTAATGGTGTTTACGAAGTAAATATGCCCCCGGGCTTCCCAACACCTGCTAACGGCAGGGTAAAAGCAGAAATTAATGTTACCTTTACAAATCAAGAAACATATCAAGTAGATGTACAAGTGCGAGATGGCGGCAGCGGATACAAGGTTGGGGATGTAGTTACTATTGATGGTTTAGATGGGACACCAGGATTAAAAGTCACTGCGGTGTCTGACCAAAGCGTTGGCGCAAGGATATTAGAACCGTTCGATGCCATAGCTGACGTATATATGAATGATGGGCAAGAAGGTAGCCATCAAAATGGTCCAGAACATGCAATTGTTTATATAAATGAGCAACGCGAGAATGTAAAGCTTGACAAGCAACCCGGCACTATAAACTCTATATCCTACGCTCCAACATACAAAGACATGACGCTATTAGGGTTGCAGTTACGCAGCGGCAAAGAATGGAGCAGCTTTAATAATTTTACTTATTATGCTAAGCAAGGGTGCAAGGTACGTAAGATAATAAATGACACCAATAACACTACCTACAACGTAAACAGCACTCCGGTTTATAGCGCATCGAATTTGTATCCAGAAATCCTATATCACCTTGTTGCTACATCTAACTTGATGCCTACAACCATGATTGACTGGGACGGCTTTGCGGAAGGCTGTAAGGTATGTCTAGCCAATAATTTCTATTGGGATGGCGTGTTATCAGCGCCAGTTAACATTAGGGATTGGGGGCATGAAAATGCGCAATACTTCTTCTTGGATTTTATGGTGCTTGGCGGTAAGTTATCATTACAACCAACATTTCCAGTTAATAAAGGATCAAGCTTAAGCGGCTATACTTTGGGCGGTGCGTATGATCGCAAGCCAGTAATATCTGCATTATTTACTGATGGCAACATTATTGAAGATTCGCTTAGCGTAAATTGGTATCCTGCTGAGCAACGTAAAGCGCCGCAAGTATTAGTTACAATGCGTGATGAAGTGGAGAATGGGTTTGCCGAAACTCGCAACATCCTAGTTAAACGCAACGATCCAAGCAACCCTAACCCGCAAGTTGAAGCAGTAGATTTCACTGGTTTTTGTACTAGCGCAGATCACGCAATACAGTTTGCAAAATTATTAATTAACATGCGATACCATATCACGCATGTAATATCATTTAAAACGTTGCCAAATGGCTTAGCTTTACAACCAGGGCAATATTTCCGGGTATCAAGCCAAGCGAGACATGTGGAGCAATTCCAGAATGGCTATGTATTGGAGGATGGCACGGTGGTATCTAGCAGCCCAATGGCCGCTGGCACTTACACCGTATATTTCTGGCGTTCCAGCATGACGCAAGTAGAAGAACGGTCAATGGTGATTGGCGCTACGGGCAAGACTACGCCTGAATTCGCAAACAGTGTATTTACGCAATACAGCTCTACCATTGATACCCGCTTATACAAGGCAGAGATGATCGCTTATGATGAGGAAGGGATGGTCGAAATAACCGGCAGCCACGTACCGCTTGAAACTGATGGCAGGATTAGATACCTAAACATGGATGCCGCATTATTTGAGGTGCAAAACGAGCAATGAGCACTGCTGGCCCTAATTTCCCAAATCTTGTGCCTACTGCACGGTCGATGTCACCTGGCGATTTTGCTAGTAAGGTATTCCGTTCGCAAAGCGGTATTGAAGCGCGGGTGCAATATGGCGATAGAGCATTCAATAAAACTTTAGATTTGGAATATAGCAATATCAACGAAACTGATGCTGCTGCCATCCACGACCATTATTTAGCATGTAAAGGAACATTGTATTATTTCGGGGTGCCCCAGAACCCAAAATCAGGCAATAGTACGTTCCACCAGAATGATCAAACTGCCAACACACTCGATCGGTTTAGCGCCGATCCATTTGGGCTAAGATACCGTTATGCGGAACCACCGCAGTTTAATAGCGTCAAGGAAGGTCGCATGTCCGTTACGGTAAAACTGATTGGAGTGCTTGACTCATGACTTACTACAGCGGCAAGGATGGCAGCATGTCATTAGTAGCGGCAGACAACACTGAAACAGTTATTGCAAAAGTCAGCAATTGGAGCCTTTCAGCTCAAGTTGATACCTTAGAAGTTACTGTTTTAAACGAAAATGACAGGCGGTTTGTGCCGGGTCTTAGGTCAATGACAGGCACTGCAACAATTTTTTACTATGAAAACCCATCCACTGGCGCACACGCCCCAGTCCCTTTGCTAAGTCATATATTAAAAACAGCATCAGTAAATGAAACTGATGATATATTTAAGGTGGAACTTGGGTGGGGCGACAGACATGTTACCGGCAATATCATAATTACAAGTGCGGAACTCGCTTGCGCAGTTGGCGAAGTAATGCAGGCTAGTATCCAATTCCAATTTACTAATGCACCTACTGCACTTGCGTTATGACCGTTTATCTTGGCAATGCAGGTAATGTAACCTTTAGCCGCAGCAGCGAAGAAATAATTACAGGCGTTATTGCACCTGCTGCTGTAAATATTGTAAAGGATATGTTCAGCTTTAATTTTAGGCAAGGCGCTTTAGTAACAGGAGATTTTATTGAGATTAATGGAGGCGCTACTGTCCTAACTTTTGTAACCGCAGCCGGGTGGGTGGTTAATACGCAACAGACAAAAGGCAGTTGGTTTATTAACGTAGACCAATTAGGCGGCGTACGCTTATATGATACTTACCAACATGCAGTAGCTGGCTTACCTGAAGGCCGAGTCGGGTTGGCGGTTCCTGCTGCATCAATTAGTATCACTTGCAAAATCATAAATGCAATATCTAGGATTTTAGCAAATATTATACGTTTTGAGCTATCAACAGACCGTGAAGCCGTTGATACCACCAGCCTTAACGAAGACTTTAGAAGTCAATACAGCACAGTAATTACTGGTAGCGGCGTTATTGATTGCCAGTTTGATTATGCCAGTGTTGGCGAAACTGAAGTTGCTGTTTATTTACATAACCTCATTCTACGCCAACAATTTGGCGCTACTTTTGATGCACGGTTTTATATTTTAAGCGAAGGGCAAGGGAAAGGAGCCAATGCTGCTAATGATTCGGTATGGTATGAAGTCACAGGCATTATTACGCAAGCGGCGGTTGGATGCACTGCTGGCGACATCATTGAATCTCGGTTTACGTTTGTGACAACAGGCGAAATTGCTCTGCGGGTTCAAACTACTACCTGGAGCGATCTTGTTCTTAACTCTGCCGGTGATAGACTATTGCTAGTACCCAACACTGAGGGCACAGTAAGGCTTGTGGAGGAACTGTAATGGCCGACCAAACGATCCATCAACTTGTCGAACTTACGACACCAGTTGCAGCAGACGAACTGCCCATTTTTTCGCTGTCTAGCAGTGATACGAAAAGAATTACAGTTAAGAATTTAATCCAAACAGGCGCTGGATTAGTAGACGATGCCTCAATACCAGTAGCCAAAGTCAACCTAAGCGGCATCAGCGGCAGCAATCTTACTGCTGGCACGGTAACCGCTGCTAAATTAGACACGAGCACCATCCCAGCGACTGGTGGTGTAACGGTTAGCTCTAGCAATCTGCAACTGGTAGCACCTACCAGCCCGATTGTTCGTAATGCTGGTACTGGCAGCCTTGAACACGCAACCAGCGGTGTGACTGCTGGCACGTACACCAAGGTGACGGTTGATACCAGGGGTCATGTAACTGCAGGCGCAACATTGGCTGGTGCTGATGTACCAGTTGCAACATCTGCTGTTGTTGGTGGCGTATCAATACCAGCAGCAGGCGGCCTGGCACTTACCGGCGGTGGTGCGTTAAGCCACAGCAATTCCGTAGCTGGTGGTGCTAGCACTCGTAGCGGTATTACCTACGACCTGCAAGGTCATATCGTTAGTACCGTTGCAATAGTTGCTTCAGATTTACCCGCAGCTACTACTGCCGCAAAAGGTGCTGTTATTGCAGGAACTGGCTTGGCTGTTGATGGCAATGGCATCCTCTCAACCAGTGTTGCTACTACCAGC